CGCCCATCAAAAGTACCATACATGGAAAAAGTTTATTTGAAAGATGCAGATGTAGCGAACGAATTGATAACTACAATTCCGGTGGCTACAGCTGAAAAAAATGGTCTTAAACCTTCTAAAGACGTAAGAATGGAAAGGTTCATGGCTACTACGGTTTCGAGAGTAGTATATGAGTGGAAGGCCAAGACATCTGTATCTACCGCTTTGCTTATCAGCTTGACAGCTGCCGGAGACCGAGCTGCAACTCTTTTTTTTATGAGTCTCAACAGGTCAATGAATACAGTGAGGGCACCTATTATAATCTTAAATCGAATAGGTGGAATCAGTGTACCATCTACTCCAAGGTTTAAAATCTGGCTTGATGAAAATAGCGGTAATTTCAAGATAATATTAGAGAGAACAGAATATACACCATCCATCTTTGTGAAGATACTACAAACAAACTTACCCAGTACTGATACTATACCTCTGTTAGTTGCCAGTCAGGATGAAGTTGATGCAGCAACATATATTGAGGTAACACAATAATAGCAGGGGGGATAATCCCCCTACTAATTACCCAACCTCAATTTTCACTGCATCTTCCGGCAATGCATCTTCGGTCAAATGATATGTATAATTCCCCGATTCAAGTAATGGAGAAATGTTAGTGACTGAGTAATCAACACTTGTAACTAAGTATATTGATATCTTATTTCCATCTTTTACGTAATAGAAATCAGCATCAATGCCGTTATTTAGTTTTTTAACCGCTGCATACGATGTACCTGTAGTAGCCATTGAAAAGGACATTAGATATAAACCTGCAAGTGCTCCCTCTATTCTTCCGGCTGTAACCAATACAGTAACCGTAGTACGGCCGATTGTCGAATACAGCTTTATACAGGCGTTATTTTTGCTAATTGATAATCCTACAGATTTGACATATCTATTAGAATTAGCATCGAGCAGCCCTTTTTGATCCTTTGTCGACAGCGGAATTTGGCTGCGAATCAGTTCAATCACATTGGTATCTGTGACTTGTATCTTCTCTATCATACCCTTATACTTTTAACGGGCAAAGAAAATGGTATAAAAAGAGGTGATCGTAGCCGCCCTCTTTCAAAATGTAAATTCCTTGACTTTATATCCAGCGTCCGGTTCTTCCGGAACTTCTACCGGTGTCTGAAAAGTAAAACCGATATTGTTACTATAGGCAAAATCTATATGATTCATTCCATTCGCACAGATGTAAACATCAAGCATCCCTCCTTTTTCTGTTGAATTTACATATAATAGACGTATTTTACTTATGCATTTCTTTGAAAATCCCAACTGAATAACCGTTTGATTACCACTATAACCGTCTGATGCTATATAAAACAATTGAGAACATGGTGCGGCATTATTGTAATAGCTACCGGTGTTCAATAATACGGAACTCGCTTTGTTACAAATACGACTTGTGGCGATTCTATACCATTTACCAAAACCGGCAATGGCTATAGCAGATATACCACATCCTCCTGACTTTGCGATTTCTTTAGGAGTGGTTACTACACTATTGCCATTAGCGTCTATTCCTCGTACCTTAGAAACTGTACCATTATTTAATTCGGTTTCTTTAATCTTCTCCATACCCTTATACTTTTAACGGGCGTCTTTTCCACAATAAAAATCAGCCCAATTTAACATTTTGTTTTTAATCTCGTTTTGTTAATATTATTTCATTACCCCATTGATTTTACCTTTATGTAACTCCAAGCAATAGCTTCCATATTTTCATATACCATTGCCGTACATTTCGCATGTAGAACCTCGCCGCTATTCAACGCTATTCCATTGGAAAGTATTTCATCCGACGAATTAGCACATCCTCTTACTGTTATGGTTTTCCCACACTTGTTGCTTATAATAAATGCATTCCCTACGTTTGCCCTTGCGTTTTGCAACATCTCGTTAGGCCATAACACTCTTGCAGAGTATATATGAGGCAATGCTATATAAGTGTCAGAAGGAATCCAGACAAGTTCGACATAAGACGCCAAGCGGTCTGAATAAGGCGCATATCCTTGCCACTGCGAAACATATTCGAAATAATCATAAAAATTGTTCTGATTGATAATGGTAATGACTTTTTTCACAAAGCCGGAAAAGACTCCATTACCTCTTAAAAAATCAAACATCAAGTTAGGAAAGAAAGTCCCTTTTTCAAAATTGCGGTAATCTGAAGAAGGATTTCCATTATTATCTATACCGTACTGAGAGTACATATACTCATCCTTGAACACAGCCGATCCTATCAGACCGAACTTAATCAGTGCTATGTTTGTAGCAAGCAGCGGCCAGTTCTGATATGACTTCCATTTACCACTTGGCGTACTGCTACTCAGGTCTGCCTTCGGACTGACCGTAGTATTACCCGGCACCCGACTGCTCCACATGTAGATCACATCATCGAGTAATAAGTACTCACCATTCTTGTAAGTCAGCCCCGTACTCCACGGTTCAGAGCGAGGAAACGGCACAGGGTTCTCCACGACGATGTTCACCTGCTTGCTGCCAATTTCCTTAGTGCGTGCCGCATCCTCATAAGCATAGATACTGATACGGTTAGCAGTAGCATACTTATCTGAAGGAATAGTGTAGTCGTATGAACTAACCTTTGAAGCAGGTTTGTCCTCAAACAACTTCGTTACACTGCTCCCTACAACGCTTTCAACCCGGAACGTAAGATAGGCAGACATGGCCACCTTATCGCTCCCTTCACCAGCCCAGAACCGGACCTGTAACGGTGAAGCCTGCACGTTATTAGCATCCAAAGATACCGTCTCCGGATTGATACCAATCCAAAGGCGTTCAGATTCAGCAACCAAATAGAATGTTCCTGTCAGTATCATATCATACAATTTATGCAGTCCCGCTAATAGAGCCTGACAAGCCCATTTTAGCGCGCACCATGTCTTCAAAAGTAATTTTCGCATTGGCCCCCGTAAATGTGGCGGCATTCTTACCGGTAAGGATGAATGCGGCACCGGCGTTATCTTTCAGAGAGAATGTCCAGGTTGTGATGAGCGAAGGAACTTCCTCACCCGTACTACGTTTTGCGGCAACAGGAGTGATCGTTGCCGTTTCACCCTTCTTTACCGTATTACCGCTAATACCGGTAATCTTGATGACCATATAGTATGGATCGGAAAAGTCAGTAATCTCATCATAGCCGGAGGCAACCAATGATCCGTCCTTCTTGACATCACAGCGCAATTTAAGTACGTTATCCACATCATTGGTGGAAACCGCCTGAGTACGTGACGTACCCCAGTTCGTGTCACCTGCTCCAAGCATTTTCACCCACTGGAAAGTAAAGCCGGTGTAGTCAGTGATTTCAACGCCATCCTTAAAGATACGGACCGTATCAGTCAATGTTTCCCCGGCCGTAAGAAGCTGGGACCCTTTGTTATTCGAGATCAAGGCATCGTACTGGTTGCCGGTGGATTCCTGAATGACAACCTCCTTGGACAAAGCATTGAAACCGATAGAGGAACCGGAGATTTCAACGGTGCCGGACACGGTGATCCGGTCATTGTCGTATCCGGAGATGGGTACAAGGTTCTTCATTACACGCAGGGCCGGTACTTTATAAGCAGCTCCGCCAATGGTAGTACTGTATGCGTCTATCTTCTTGAAATAACCGACCATGCCGGCATTCGTGGACAAACCGTTGTTGTCAAATGTCAGCAACAAGTCATTGTAACGAAACTCAATCGTATTGGGTACAAGGATACTGCCGTCAGAGATATCACGCAGGATAACAACGACAGTCGGACGGCTGTTTTCGGACAGTGCGGTAAAGTCCGGTATAAAAACGGCCGTGCCCTTGTTATACCTCTGTACAAGCGGAGTACCTTCTACCCGGAGCGTACCATTGATGGTAGTACCATCCATTAAGGCAATGAGGGTAAAACTTCCTTCAAGATTCATACGTCACCCCCTTCCTGTTCAACAGGATCTTCGGCCGGATCCGGTTCTTCACTACCGCTTGCATTCCCTTCTTCAGGAGAATCATACAGGCCGCTTTCCTTTTGCTCTTTTATCAATTCTTTCAGCATATCATCCGAAAGAATTTCAGGACTGAAATTGGAAAGCACCTTCAGGGCACTGAGCTGCAAGATTACACGGCCGTCCGGAATACGTTCGGCATACTTGTAATCATAACCCTGCCCATCCAATTCTTCCGGTTTTACTAACAGATAATTCATAAGCTATTCATATTTAGATGTTATAATCAATTTTCCGTCACTCGTTGTCAAGACCTTATTATCGTTTGTAGTCACCAAGGCCGTTACCGCATACATCTTCACTGAAGCATATACCGATATAGGATACAAAGGATCGAATGAATAAGCCGAAGGGATAAACTCGACACTTCTTCCACGGCCCACATTCTTTGCCGTACTGCCGGCCTTGGCGGATTTCGCGTACCAGTCGATCGCAAACAGGCTATCCTTGCTACTGCCAATCAGTTGCTTATTATACGACAATATACACTCGTAGCCTACAGTGGTACTCATGCGAGAATTGATCCTGATCCCTTTCGTCTGCCGGACATCGGCGCGTAATGTACCGGGCATCTCCACTTTGATGGAAGTCGTAGCCTGCATCTCATCCGAAGTCGGAGAAGATGGGCGGGTACCGTTATAATACGCACCACGGACGCGGACAGAAATGTTCCGGAAGAACCGGGCGTCAAGCGTCAGTTTTTTACTCCAGGTACCGTCCGCATTCCTTCCGGAGACAAACACCTCAAGCTCATCAGCCGTAAAGTCACGCCATGTTGTACCGTCAAGCATCTGCCACCAGAAAGCGGCATTGGCATCAGCTACGATATCCTCACCGGAGTATATTTGTGCGGTTATATCATACAGCCATTCTCCTTTGCTGTTTGGCACCACCTCAAGAGGGTTGATTGTCCAGCCTTTGGGACGGTTGATCTTCAGGGAATAGTTGTTTGAATCAAAAATACTCGTTCGAAGTACAATACTACGCTCGAATTTCTCCTGAGTGTTTTTTCTCTTATCCGTAATAGAGAATATACAATGCAGCTCTATCGGGCTGTTGTAGTCCACATTCTTCTTTACGGTCAAAGAATAGGTGGGTTTACCTGTGGCTGATATGGCATAATCATCGTTATTTACGATGCGGTTGCTGCCATCCGGCTTCGGTGCACCTTCATACCATTCCGCACCGGTAATTACCTGGCTGCCGTTCATTACCCCCTCCGGATCCTGAACAGAAATGTAAGGCATGAGTACACAAGGGATAAGCGAGCGATCCGGCTCGTAATCGTTCGTGTCCTTGTTGTAATTCTGTACAGGATTACCGGACAGGACCTGTATCTCTGCCAGGAAAGAGTACGGGTCAATGTGTACCTGTACGTCTTTGGGTTGGGTTTGTATAGCCATTTTAATAAGTGTCTATTATAGTTATTTTCTTATGCCCTGTTTTTTCTGCTACCAACTCCTCAAGGCTCTTACCATCGACTCTCTGAATAACAATTGTCATTCCACGGCATGGTATGAATCCCAATAACTTGTACCGGTATTCAACGAGGTGAGAAAAAACTCTTTCTAATCCCATAACTTTCAAATTCTAAATCCAACATAATTTTCAACTGTCTCCATATCTTCGCCCACCGGGATGAATACCCGGCAGATGAATTTCACTGTCCTGACCGAAAATCCCCATTCGCTCCCCATATCGGAGGAAGTCAACCGGATAACATGCTTCTGTCCGTCCACATAAGTAGGAGACCAGCTGTTATCGGCAGGGATATTTCCGGTATCCCGCAGCCACTCCACTTCAACACCGGTAGTAGCCATAAGGGCATTGGTGATATCACGGTTGCCATAACTCACGACGGCAGCGATATCGGTGCTCACGTTATTCTTGAAGAACTGCCAACCGGCAATAGATGTAAAGTCAAGATGATAGTTCTTGTCACCTTCAAGCAATGTCCATCCGGCAGAGTTCCACTGGGGCTCTTCGGTAGTCTTGTCTGCTATGCAGCCCCACTTGCAGCCATAATGATAGACTGTATGCTGTTCCAGTGTGGTTATCACCTTCTGATTCTCCAAAAGGGTTTCATAGTCAACAAATCGGTAAGGCTCATCTCCTTGTGCTGTAGCCAGTGACCACTCACCGCGATCCACCTTTTTAGGGATGATTGTCCCGTTCCAGTCAGCTTCATAGATCTTTTCAAAGACGCCAATCTTCGACATGACTCCGACATCAGCAGGACCGATAGGAAGCTTCTCTATCATCTTCACATTGGGGAACCGGCCAAGAGTCAATGCATAGTTATAATCCTCAAGGATAGGCTTGAATACGTTCTGCAAGAACATGATTCTGCCTTCACGGGAAGATATCATCCAGCTCTGAGCACGCTCGTTGACAGGTTGTCCGGCATCAGGAATAATGGCGTTACCTCGACGGGTAACGTTATAGCCCTCGGCAGGTGGATAATTCTTGCCACCCGGCACTTCGCTATCAGGATAGAGGACTACGGTCAATGTATTATCATTCCGATTTTTCGTAAGGCATCGAAACCACGACATATAATAGTCGGTGCCACCAATCAGCAGGGAGTTGACGATTGAGAACATGACATCATGTTCGTCAAGGTTAGTCCAGTCAGTATCGGTACGCTTCTCTATCCAAAGCTTGTACGTGCTATCATCTATCTTCTCTACCCGCTCAATGCAACCGCAATCGGAGAAGGAGTAATCTCCTGCCATTGCCTGAAGGTCGTTGATGATTAAGCGCAAAACGGTCAGCGATGACCGCAACTCCATGCGGTCAGCCTGTATCCTCCCTTTATCATCCGCGATTATGCCCTTGCCCGCGATAAGTGAGTCTATGGCTTCGCCAACCTCTAAGCCTCCTAATAACCTCAATAGGTAATTAGTGAAATCCATCTTGTCTTTACGAAGAAACATTGACAACGAACGCAATGCCGAGAACACATTGCTGTCAGTTGCAGGAGTAGAGTCATTTCTTCTTATCACATATACACCACTACCGCTTCCACCTGTATAAACCTGCCCTTTGAGAGTGAGATTTTCCACCTTGTCCTCTAGTTCCCCGATGCGGGAATAGGCGGCAGTTTCCCCGACAGTATATACGGGGGAATCATAAGGTTTGTCAAGGTTATATTCAAACCCGATAACCCTCGACTGCCTTCCGTTCTCGAAATAGGCTTTGTTAATCAGGTTAACTTTCTGACCTGCACCATAGAGATTATGTATTCCGTCCTCACGGTATGCGTCATCGGACATCATCGTGCAGCCATAGGTGTTCGGGTCTATCTTGGATTTGGCTACATATTTTTCCGTTTCCGCTTTCAATTCCTGTTCTGCGGTATCCACAAGCCCCAGTTCAGTTATCTTAGTGCTGTCCCAACCGGAAAGAACATACTTGTCACCGTCTTCTGGAACAAGCACATCACCGGGTAACTTACGCCCGTAGTCCTCATTACGTACTATCTCCCAAAGCTGTTCATCTTTGCCGTCCGGGTCGAATGCCACAGCGAATACCATGCCATTGAGTTTCCCGGACTGGAAAGTTATTTTCAGCTCCTCACCGGGAAGGATATAATCTTTTGAGAAAGTAATGCCGGTATCTTTGAAGTGGTAGGCATTCCATTTCTCTTCGGTAGTTGTTCCGTCCGCATTTTCTATCTTGTCGGTGTATTCTTTCGTGGTAATATCCGACATCGTGCCTGTTCTTCGGGGAAAGATTTCATCAAACACAACCACCTGTTCAACCGCTTCCTCAATGTTCATATCAGGATATGCATCTATGTAAGGAGTGTCAACAGGAAGCATAAGGCGTTTCTGTACAACTCCATTCACAACAATACTCTCATCAACAGGACGATAGTTGAAAGGTATGTTTCTTGTAGAACCGAAAGCGTAGATTCTCGTGGCGTAATCAGACTGCGAATCGGAACGTGTCATTTCCTGCACATTTATATCTTGTTCGAAGTCCACAGGGTCACCGAACTCACACCGTCCGAAGTGGATGATGTTCTCTGTTATCCACACATCACAGCTCCACTTGTCTTTAGCTCCCATAGAGAACAAGGCATCAAGGATATTGATATTATCGTAACTCATCAAAAGAGGCTTATTCTCTACACTACTGTCAATGGAAAATTCAAAATCCCGTCCTTTATACTTATAACCAAGAACTTTCAAATTTCTAAGGACTATACCAACATGGACATCAAGTGAAGCGGTGAGATTCCAAGATGCCTCTTGCCCTGCCACTTCTGGGGTATATTTGAAGATTTTGTTTTTCCATTTCCAATAATATGCATCCAAATGAAGTTCATAATCATAGCCTGCGTTATCGGTATTGAAGGTGGGACTTTGAAGGTCACATACCTCGAATAACCCCAAATCGCATTCAACGTATGAACCTAACTTGAAATATATGGGATTCTCCAAAGAGAATTTCAGAAGTATGTAATCCTCTTTTTGGAGCGTAAACTTCCGCTTGCAACCTCCATTGGGAGTGGTTACAAGAAGAACGTTACCGGATATATCTTTGATGTCTATTATCATAACATCTCCAAAGTTCGGAGATAAAAAAAAGAGTGCCCAATTTTGAGCACTCACATACACGACAATAAAACCAATGTCGTGAATTAGGTTCTGTTTACCGGATTCGGTTCGTTAAACTTCATCGAACATTTGGCAAAAGTTCGGTCTAAACTCTGTGCGTAAGTGATACTTTTACCGAGATAAATCAGATGATAAATCTCGCTACTATTAGCTGGGACTTGAATATCAACCTTGCCTTTATAAAGCTCATCGAAGAAAGCTTTTTTCTTTGATTGATAATCGGACTGAGAACTACCCTCGATAGTAAACGAAAGAGTTATTTCCCTCTCATCGACTTTAGGATCATTGATTATTACCCGTTTCCCATGTTCAAGTCGGCTTTTGTTCTCAATAAAATCCTTCATGGGAGCGGATGCCCCAATAACATCAAGAAACCCCTCTCCCATTCTCACACCCCATGTGGCAAACGCATCTTTTTCATTAATCAGTAAATCTGTCATAGCTTATAATTTTGATGTATTCTTCTTCACTTCTGCTATATCCGCTTTGATATCTTTTAAGTATTTAGCCGAATTACCTGTATTCTCCGAAATCTGTACCAATTCAAGATAGGATTGTGCTATCAAATCCCTCGTATCATCAGCGATGTTCCTCGTTTCTGTATTCATGGAAAGGATAGCATCTGCTCTTGCAGTTAACAGATTAAGAGATTGAGTTTGAGCGATATTCTGAGTTTTTATCTCTTCACCTGCAATCTGTAAAGCAGTAAACCTGCCGTTTAATTCTTCGCCTGTATCTTGCGACATAGCTTGAAATCCTTTACTTGTAGAGGATTGCGAAGTGGATTCAGACTCCCATCCAAACATATCAGCCATTGCGTCACGCTGTGCTTTCATCTCATCGGCAATCTGCTGACCTTCTTCTTTCAAAGCGTTATACTCTTGTTCAGTCACGCCATCATCCATAGCAGCATAAAACTTCTTTCGCCACTCTTCCAATCTGCCCATATAGGACTCTTTCAGCATGGAGTTAAGGATGGCATTCCTCATGTAATCTTCAAAGTTATCGGCAAAGTCAGCAGAATCCGCATCCATATCAGTTAGAAAGTCATGGAAATCGTTCCTTAATGTATCCACATCAATGAGCGTTGTGTCTGTCATTTGTTGTTCTAATACTTCTTTCACTTGAGCGACACCTTCCGCTATTTGGTTGGCATAGTTTTGAGTATCAGAATCCAACTGCGCCCAGAATATATGTGCTTCTTCCTGCAACTTGGCTAATTGTTCATCCGTCAAATCAAACAAACCAGTCATGCGACCGCCCATAGCGTTTTTGAATTGACTAACAGACATACCCAATGCTTTTGCCGCATCAGCCCATCCCGCAGCAGACATATCATCGACCTCTTTGTAACCTTTGGAATGAGATTTCCACGAAGAACCGGAATTCAAATATTGCTTACCCAATACCCTTGCGGCTTCGCTCTGTGTCTTCACCAGCTCAATGGCTCTATCGTATGCCGCCTGAGCATTATCCCCTGACAGTGATTCCGCTAATTCGAGTTGTTTATCTATTACCTTATCAAGAATGTTAATGTAAGATTGGTATGCTTCTTTCGCCTCTTCATACTTTTCTGTAGTAGTATCGCTACCAAACAAGTCAAACATCTTAGTTGTAATCTGTAAAGCAGCACCGACAATGGCGAGAATGACAGACGCTTTCTCTACTGCTTGAATGGATTTAGATGCAGCCTGCGCTGTTCCTGCCATCGCATCAGATGAACTATTTGCAAGGGTTGTAATACCATCAATCATTTGCAGGGTCGATGATGCGATACTTCCAGCAGCTGAAATGATTTCACCAGCAGTGCCACCTACCGTTTTGCCAATCTCATCAAATTCTTTCTCTACCTTTGAAAGTGTCTTATACAAATCCTGCCATTCCTTTTGACTGCGTTTATTAGGAGATGTATTGGTTTTCTCCGACTTCTCACTGATAGTATTCTTCAAAGACGTAACCTTAGCTCTCTGTCCGGCTAACTTGGGATCATTCGGGTTCAGGAACTCAGATCGTTCTAATTCTCTTTCAGCCTGTACCAACAATTCACGCAACTTCTCCAAACTAAGGTTAGCGATATTATCAGTCCACGCCTTGAATGAATCTTCACGCATGGCAAACTCATTGTCTATGGATTTTAGTGTTTCATCCCGCTGATACTCTAATTCATTTATTTGAGCATCAGAAGCTCCACCATCCTTTAGTTTCTTTCGGTCTGCATTAAACTTATCTTCTGCATTTTTTCGCTTGGTAAGATAATCCTGATACGAAGATAATAGCTTTTGATACTCTTTGACCTCCTCTTCGTGAACCTTACTCGTATCACTATCTTTCTTCTTACCTGCTAACTCCTTTCTTAAGTCAATGACTAAAGTTTGCTCTTCGGTCAACTTTCCACCTTGCTTTTCTGACAGGTCTTTCTCCTGTTTTTTAATGGCGTCCAGTTCTTTTTGATAATCCAAATCTATCTGTTTCAGTTTCTTCTCCGTACCTTCTTTCATCAAACTGACCTCATCCTGCTGATTCTTCCTGCGTAGGGAGAGAAGTTGCTCATTGAGCTTTTCTTGTTTTTTTCGGAGCTTGTCGGCTTGGTTTTCCTGCTTGGAAGACGAATCGTAAACTTTCAGTTCTTTTTCGGCTTCTTTTAGCTTTCTGACATTATCCTTGTAACTCTTTACAACAGCAGCATCTATACCTTTGAAGTTACCAGCATCCATTAATTTCTTTTGAGAAGACGCAATGGAGTTTAAAGCGGTTTCAGCTTCTTTCTTTTGATTAGTCCAATGTTCCTTATTCTTAACAACAATTTTCTTATCATCTTTTTCTTTTTGCTTGTTAGCCTTTATCTGTATCTTTTCAATATCAGCGACCACCTTTTTAGCTGCTTCAAGTTTAGATTTTGCATCTGATAATTGAATTTCATATTGTCCTGAATATGTACCTCTTTGAGAGTCTGCGGCTATTAAAGCATTTATTTTATCAACTTCTTTTTGAGCTAAGACAACATTCGTTTTAGCCCCAACAATTTCTCTCATATCGGATGCTTTGTTTATTTTCTCCAATAAAGAAAGCTTATCCATTAGTTTTATCTTCTCAATATCCATGTTTTTGAAGACTTCCGGTAGTATATTTTGAAGATTCAAATAAGCATCTGCCTTTTTGTATTGAGTAGAAGTTTCGTCTCTGATTACACTAAGTAATTCATTTATCTTATTTTTCAGATTTTCAGAAGCATTTTTCATCTTCTCCATTGACTCAGCAGCAGAACGAGCCGTCTTTTCAGCATAAGTTGTATGCTCTGCCAATGTATATACAGCGACACCGAGTGAAACAACAGCCATCCCCACTGCTACATAGGGATTCATTGCGAGAACCTTGTTATATGCAGCTTGAGCAACAGTAGCAGCTTTAGTTGCTGTAATCTTCGCCCATATAGACTTCACAGAACCTTGTTCAACAATAGTATTTATCAGTAACCCAGTTCGATAAACACCGTAAATTTCGATAAGAGCTAATACACTCTTACCTATAATGTCATAGTTCTTAACGATAGTATCGACAGCAGATATACTTTCTGAAATCAAACCTTGATTAGCAAGTCCAATTTCAGCTAAAGCAGTAGTTATCGTATCTTCCAAATTAGACATTTGTCCTTCAATCGTCTTTGAAATGGCTTCCGTAGAACCTTCTACGCCTTTTATTGAGCCAAATTGTTCAACAGCTTTCATTACAGATTCAACCGTTCTGTCACATTCAACTGTCATATCACGGAACGAGAGTTTAACCTTATCCCCTTCTGTTTGGACGCGAACACCGAACTCTTTCCAACGCTCTGAGTTATTTATATCAAGTATCGCTTCTGTCAGTTGATCGAATGGTTTAGCTACAGTATTAGTGAAATCTCCCATCTTCTTCATGGCATCCATCGAAGGAGTTACACCACGATTGACAAACTTTATAAAGTCATCAGTCAGCTCATTTAGTTGAAAATTTGTCTTTGCAGCAAAACTGTTTATGTCTGATAGGTATGTTTTCGCCTTTTCTGAACTACCATTTAAAGCGTTGGTTAGAACAGATTCGTATTTCTGAAACATTCCAGCAGTTGAAACTACATTTGAAGCAACTTGTTTCAGCATGGCAATTCCACCAATAGCAGCAAGCGTCTTTTTAAACGAAACTCCTACACCCTCATTGACATTAATAACAGCCTTACTTTCATCCTTGAACAAAGCGTATTCATCCTTTAGAGCTTTGGTGGATAATCTTGCAAGAGCCTGTTGTGATTGTAATTCACCAAGAGCATACTTTTGTTCTCCTAATGCTGCCTTTGCACGGTTTAATTCGTCCGATAAAGATTGTCTTTTAGGGTCATACTTTCCTAATTTCTTATATTGCTCCGTAAGCATTGAGACATCATTCTGTGTCTCACGTATGATATTCTTCTGTTTAATGATTTCTTCGGATAGGGAATTAACAGCTTTTTCACCATCATAAATGCCCTTCTTAAAATCATTTTCCATAGTCGCCCCGGCTTTGGCGGCTCCCGAAATAAGGATATTCATTTTCTTAGTACTTTCCCCTAATTGAATATTTAACTTTTTAAATGTATTAGGGGATTGAGTTGAATCCATAGAAAGAAGCGTTTGTTTCAACTTTTCTATCTCTGTCCTTAATCTTACAACTTCTTGCCAATCCGAAGCCACACGAAATACGAGCTTTCCCATTTTATTCTGATTTTTAATTATTTACTATTCAAAATTACTGTATATCCAACCTTTTCCAGAATTTTCTTTCATCAAATTCGTGACAACAGACGAAAAGTTGCATATTTCTTATTTTACATGAGAAATGTACTACATTTACCAATTTTTACTGGTCTTTATTTCCTACGAAAAAGTCACAATTAGTCAATTGTGATAAAATAATTCGCAAGGTAGAAATTGACAGTCTATTTTGCTATTTACAAGATTGCAAAAGCACGACAATGGAAATATTGTCGTGAAATAATTGGGAGTGATTAGATTTCTTGGTAGTTTTGCGTATTGTATAATTAAAAAATCTAAATAGTATGGAAGATATGCTCACTTTTACAGGATGGATAGTAATCATCTTTGGTATTCTACAAATCATTCTTTTCTTCAAGGTATGGATTATGACAGATGACGTTAGTAGGATAAAAAAGAACTTAATTGATGATACAGACGCTTCTCTTGAAACAGCTAAAAAGGAAATCATGTTAGGACATTCTGATAAAGCATTTGAAATTTATAATAAATGTTTTATAAATGATATTGTAACATTGCATAAAGAAACTCGAACTGCTGGTATGAATTCAGAACCTGCAAAAGATGCCTATGAAGCAAAATATCAAAAAAAATGCCAATTATATAAAAATGAAATATCTAAATTGGGAAACAGCTATTCTATTGATTTTTCACGCTTTGATAATTTTGACAAGATAGATAAAATTATGTCATAACAAATAAAGGGTGAATTTCACCCTTTATTCACTCTTATCAATACATAAAAGACTAATAATACGCAACTATATACTTTATATTATACCACGCATTGTGTATAATAACTGCTTGCTCAAAAGTGTATAGTTGCATAAAATTTTTAAATTATAATTCACGATATATTGCAATCGGTTCAATACGGCATTCCGAACTCTGACGACCAGTAAAAAAAGTCTCTACACCAGCCATTTTATCAATAGTATTTTGAATAGCAGATCGAAAACCATCTACTACTTCTTCCTCATCAAACATTTCTATATTTTCATTTCCTGCTTGTGTTACTATTCCTAAAACAGTGAATTCAAATTCTGTTTTTCTTGAATACTTAGAAATTAAAATATCCTCCTTTTCTCTTAAATAAATTCTATTCAATATTGAAGAAAATATGATTTCTTTATTTGCAAATGGCATTGTTACTTCAAATTGTTCATCATAGCTAAATTTCAAAACATTTAGCAATCTATTTACAACATCATCATCTAAAATTAGCCCATCTGCTTTTAATTGTTCAGCATACTTCACATTCAAACTTTTCAGCAAAGATGTAGCTTTTGCCTTCGAATTTCTATCTGCTATTTTCTTCGGTAATTTCGCCAATTCAGCTACGGATTCATTCTCTTCTCTATATTTGAAATAGCCAATAGCTTCACCTATTTCATTAAATTGCTCTAACGTAGAAGCCATTTTGCTATAATCATTAAAAATAATTTTCCCTGATATTTTTACAAAAGATTTATCGCGTAAATCATTTAAAGTAACATTTTGTGGAACAGTATAGAGCACCCCCATCTCACTCAATTTATTTTCAAAAAGGTTGTAAGCATAATCGTGCAGATATTTTTTTTCTGTCGAAGATTGTTCTTTAACTAAGATTTCTCCCATTAAATTTCCACTGAGAATTTTTCCCTTTTGCTCTTCAGATTTAGCATATTCTGACTTTTTCCCAGATAATACATATTCTGTTAATCCTTCAAATAATTGAGAAGATATTGAATACATCTTGTATTCATCTAAATATACAAATGATTTAATGCAGCCCATTTTCAAATTCCTTTTTGCGTTGTTCGCTGTTCTTACTAAATTTCTTTATACTATTATTCCTTGTATCAACGATGGATTTTATTGCTACATACCCTCCAGTGACACAAACAATAAATGTTATTACTATTAATATAATATCAATCGTTCCCATCGTCCAAAGAATTTAATTTATTCATTATGGCATTACTAAAGATAAAAGATAACAGACAAAAGGCGATAGCGCATACCAATGCTATTGTTTTATCTAAAATATCCTTCTGAGATTGTTCTGCAAAATACAAAATCCCTAAAATACCAGACAAAAGAATAATTTGTATTACAGAATATCCTTCAAATTTGAGTTTCAAAATAGGTTCAAGCTTTTCGTTATTAAGTTCATTCAAATTTGTCAAATTTAATGTTAACCCAAGAAATATAAAATCGACTGGATTGAATAATAAACCCCACTCTCTATTTGCCGATAATATAAAAACAAATAATCTTATAAGAAAGGGCATTAATCCTATTAAGACAGTATATATAATCCATTTGGTTTTTCTCATGATATATTTTATAAACTACTCGCTACAAAATTATCATTATTTTCTGATAATTTTGCCATACCTATCTCTTTTTTCTACGATTAGCCAATTCCTTACCTTTACTTTCCGACCACTAAATAGAACTTGCATATCTTTTATTTTTATATAGGATAGAATTATCGTGTGATTCTAAAACCTTTCCGATAGATTCTTCTAACCATTCTTTCCCAAACTCTTTGTAGCGCGAAGTCAGTGTCGTATCACTAACTTTTATACGAAAAGCCCAATCATTTATTGATAGGCATAAATTATCAACTGTTATGAATATGGTTCTACATGTCCGAGCTGAATTTTCATTGCAAGTAATCCACCTACAATTTGACGGTTCATAATTTTTACTTGAATCAATTCTATCAATGCTCATATTATCATTATACCCATTTTCCATAGACCAATTGTAGAATAAAAGAAAATCATTAGACCATTCAGGACATACAAGCACTCCTTTCCCTCCATAATAACGATAAGAATTATTTTTAGGATTACAGCATCTATCTTTCATTCCAGCCCATATAGTATAGATTCGAGTTGTTTTGCTTTTCCCATGAGTGGTATTAGCCTCTTTTCTTCTATCAACATTCATACACCCACAACTTCTCACCTTTCCACTATGCAAATTCCCTTGTGACACCACAACCTCTTTTCCGCAATCACATTTGCAATGCCAGTAAGTAGCATGACTATTTTGCCCAGTATATTTATGGTGAAAATCTAAGACCGTCAATCTTCCAAATTTCTCTCCACTTATATCTTTTACTTTACGTCTTATACATCCACAGCTTTTTGTTGTACCATTCCTTAAATATCCAGAACGCACAGAAATAATGTTCCCACAGTCACATTTACATATCCATTTTATACAGCCTCCCTTATCTTTATTTTCATCTTTTGAGACAACTGTCAATTTTCCAAATCTTTCTCCGATTCTAATTTCCATAATAGCATAATATACAACATTTTCACATATACAAATATAACAAATTAAAATGGATTACCCTTGCCTTTTAACTTAAAAAACTCTTCTTCATTTACTTCTTGAAGAACATCTCCATAAACCGTATGCAATTTATCTTTTTGCATAATAATCAAATTGCGATATGGAATTTTAAATACAACTTCATCGTAGCTTAGATGTAAAACCTCCATGAACGTAGCAATTTGACCTAATAACGTGACGTTTCCTACGACCGTTGCTTTGCTGTCAGTAGAGCAACGTTCTTGGCTAAAACTGACAGCTTGTAAAAATTTTCAGCGGAAACCATCGAAAGCCCGGCCGCCAATGCTTCCACTACCTCATCGAATGTTCCAGCCGACAGTTCCTCACATAGGTTCTCATCACCCTGAATAAGCCACGATAGCGCACGAGAAGCTATTTCTACGTCCTTCAATGAGCGAAGCATATCCATTACCGTAACCCCATCTTTCAATTCGGAAAGATAATATCCTGCACCTGCTATTTTATGAATCGTAAGAGGATGAATCACATAGGCTTTCCCGTTCACGAACACCGTTTCAAAGTCTCTCCCTAAAACGGCTGCACTAACTATTTTTGATGCGTTATTTCCCATATCTAAACTAAAAAGCGGTGAGCAATCACCCACCGCCATCCTTCAATGTTATTTTCTACCTTAATTATGCTGTAGGAGCATCTACTTTTTCACCATCAAGCCAGTATTCGCCAGCTACACCTTCAGCAGAGTTCTCCATTGCGACAGCAGAAACACCTAAACCGATATTCTTCTCAACGAAGTTACCCTTACCGATTATGGAGGCATTGGTAAATACAATGTAGTTACCTGTCTTGGTCATACCGACAACAGCTTTGTTGATAACCTCTGCGACATCTGGTTCATGCCAGCCAACAACATCCTGACCGTCTTTCACAAGCTCACCGCCTTGCAACTCCTTCTTGTCCTCAAAGGAATATTCTCCCATAGTGAACGCCATAGTTCTTGCACCTTTAGCGGTAACGTCCTTGTAGTAAACCTTTCCGGTCAACTCATTGATATAATCAGTCGTTGTAGGATCATCTTCTGTATATCCCCAAGTGTCCTGATGAGAGTTCTTTACTTCTGTGGCGGCTACTAACCATGTTTTCAGAGTTGTAGGAGTAACGGCAGCAGTAATAACCGCACCGTACCAAATCTTTTTAATTCCAATAAATGGTTTCATATTTTCTCATTTTACATTTAATACATTAAACAAAATTCTCACATTTACATAATGACACTTCAAAGCTGTGTCTGCTTCCGTGCCGATAGAATCAATAGAGTAGTGATAAGTTGTACCGTCATAGGAGCTTACCACATCATCAAACCGCTTCATGGCTTCCCTTTCAAGTTCACCCAAGCGGATGGAGTTAGCGGAGTTTTCTCCTAAATCGGGAACGCAAAGGTTCACTTCTGCGAAAGACTTTTTCCAATAAGTTCCTGGCTGTTGTTTCTTTGCATGGATAACGATTCTTTCGGACTTCAATTCACCCGTCAGTGTTTCCCCGTCCGGCACTATAGCTATTCCGAAAGCCTTGCAATCCCGATAGAGAATGTTTCCTATGTCGGTGGTCACTATCATCTTTCAAATTCCTCCTTTAATTGTTTCTCCGCAAGCAAAGCGGTACCACTCAAAACATCAAACCCTTTAGATTCAACATTGGAAGCGTACTTATAACCGTTCGGAGCTGTCGCATCGTTGTAGAGAGTTAAGCCGTCCTTATCCACATCGTACTTGTTGGACGTTCTCAAAGTCTGTGTGCGATCTTGATAATCGCCATGTTCCTCTGCGTACTTCACGGCTTCATCGCCCACATCAATCATCTTCTTTTCGACTTCCCATTCGCCTTCATCGAAAAAGGAATTGACATCGGAAAAATCGAAATCTACATCCATAATTCCGAGTAGTTAAAGTAGTTCGTACTCTTCACCGTATAAACCTCGCCTTGCCCTCTCAATTTATCGCCATCCATGCAACGGATCTCATCCCCTGCCTTGACAGTGATTCTCTTCTCGCACACCACATGATAATTCGGACGATATACCTCGCCATTGGTTGATTTAAACTCCTTAGTGGTGTTATCATCACAACGGCACTTGCATATATTCTGCCAGCTTTCACCACCGGTACCGGGGATCGGTCTGCCGAACTCGTCTTTATCCATCGGGGTGATTACCTTTACTTGCAATATGTGTGGAGCGAATATCATAAGAAGGTACATTTGGGTTTGTTACTCAATTCGTCTTTCAATCCGTACTGTTTGCACAAGAGTGAATAGTAGTCCTTAATACCTTGGATGTTCCAAGACATAGAGAAACCGCTTTCACTGATTGAAGTGGCGCGAAGCAAAAGAGAGGGGATGAACTTCGCAATTGCTACAGAGACACGGACGCAGCAATGCTCATTCATCTCATCCTCTCCGCTTATCTTCGAAGTAAGACACATATCCAAAAGGTCAGCCTCCGATACCTGAATGCCGAATGTCTGAAACTTCTGTTGTATGTAGTCGTTTACCGTCATCTTAATATGGTGTAATCAGTTTACCATATGCTGTATGGCTATAATGTGTGCAATACTTCGACTTATAGACGTACCAGAACGAGCATTTAGGAACTGAAATCTGTTTCCTTTGCATTGCCGTAATAGTCACTGGTTGCTTCACCGGACTATCCACAACCATAAATATTGGCTGCGGAACGGTCAGCACAACACAATCAACAGGAGATGCTTCAAAAGTGATACACTGAATGTCTGGCAAACCAATATCAACAGATGGATTCACGTACTCACACTTAGGAGATTCCACACTTGATGCCTGCACGCTCAATGAAACCAAAGACATCATTAAAAAGCCACACATGGCAAAAATAAAATTCTTCATTTTTTTTCTGATTTATAAAATTAGACAATGGAAGGGTAGAAGCACTACCCTATCCTTTTACTCGATACCTAATGCTTCTTTCAGTTTGGCTGTTGATTCTTCATCCAGTTCTGCAACCTTAGCCAAAAGAGTTTCCTCTTTCATATTGCCGGAAGCCTGCGCACCGATAGACTTCAAAGCATCAATCAAAGCCTTCTTCTCAAACTCCTTTTCAAAGAGGGAAATTTTCACCTCTTTCTTTTCTTCAGGGGCTTTCACTTCGGGATTTTTTGCCTCAATCCGTTCAGCAAGTCTGCGGCTTTCCATATCCAGCACACGGGCTTCCTCACCGACTTCAATCACTTCACCGGGAGTATAATACTTTCCGGTGAACTTGTCGCGGAAAACTGATATAACCTTTACTTTCATAGCCTACCTCCTTATGCTGATTGGATGGATGCAATTTCGCTCAAATCGAAATTAGTAATCAAATCCGGATTGGAAATCTGCGGAATCCACTCTGCCGTATATTCCATGTAGCGACCATTTTTGTCACGGTAGTTGGAGATAAGCATCTGTCCCTCTGACGGGATATAAGTACGTCCTTGTACCGGGTCTGTCGCTTCATACGGGGTATGATGGCGCATATAACCAATGTTGTCAGAAGGCAACAGAGAAATACGGTTATCCGCGTAAATCTGCACATTCTTTCCCGTCTGGTCTTTCACGTAGTCCTCCTTGATTTCGATGCGAGGCAGACCGATGCCGGTGAACACTTCGGAAGCCAAAGAAGAGGAAACCAATCCCGTACTCAACTTCATTTCGTTGCTGCCGAGAATCATCTTGTACTGCTCACCAAATTCGGATGAACCAAGAATAAGCTTGTTGAAAGATGCACGAGTCATAACCATCTTGGCATAAACGCCATAGTCCGACGCCAAGGAATGAAGTTTCTCTCTCAAATAAGAGATAAACATATTCTTTCCGTCCACAACCACATCTCCACTTTTCGGCTTGATAAAATTGAACGGAAGGGTAATCTCCAGCAGTTTATTATTGGTCTGACCGGAAGTGATTGCAGCGTCTTTGTTGTAAACGGTGGCTTCACCAAGCATCAACAGCGCACCGACAATAATATCCATACGCTTGTGGGCGGCAAGGGTAATCTGACGGTAGTCGTCTGCCAGGAAGTTTACAATCTCTTCCATTGCAGCCTTTTGGTCGGCTGGCTTAGCTGCATTGAACTTGTCAATCAAATCCTGCAATTCGGAAAGACGGTCAATAGACATCTGATAAGCATCACCCAAATAGGCAATCTCACCATATCCGGAACCGATGTTCCGACGTTCACGGATGGGTTTTTCTCCAAAACGTGAGTTGATAGAACCAGCCATTACCCCAGTTACAGAACCGATATAATCTTTGAACACACGAGTAGTTACTCTACGGAAAGTAAGATACTGCTGCCAATAGATTGTGTCCTTACGTGTCTGGTTCACACGTCTGATGATAGCGGAAACAATGTTCGCATCATCGAATAATGTTTGAATCGTTAAAAACATATCCTACCTCCTTACTCGTTAAATTCAAACCATCCCTTCATGTTGGCTTTATCGTTCTCGGAGAACGGCATAACCAATTTTGAGGGTTCAATTTCTGCGGCTGTACGAAGCAATGAAACCAGTGTGATTCCGTCCTCAACCTTTGTCCGGTTGTACAGAGCCGAATTTGCCACGCGCTTCTGCTTCAAGCCATCAACCGCAACCGCCTCAAAGAGTACCGCATCTCTGGCTATGTCCTCACCAAAAGCAGCCTTGATAGTCAATACATCATACACTTTGTTGGTCTTGTCAATAGCCGTTACTTCCGCACCTTTCGTACCACTTCCGATGAACATACCCGCGTATGCCAAAGAGTTCTTGGCTACCTTAATGGACAATGCAGTATCACCGGTTGCGTATGCTTCCACTACTTCCACATTGATTACCGCATAAGCGAACTTGTTTTTCAAGTCCGCACAAATCGGTGTAAATCCAGGAAGAAAACTTCCCACTACAAGGTTCTGCGTGTCGAGCTTGAACGGGCCACGTCTACGGATGCCTGTCTGGACATCGTAGCGTTCCTCTTGCTCAACAGGCGGAACCAAGTCATACTTAAATCCTGCTGACATAATTAATTCTTGTTTTGTTCAACAATAGCATTCGTTCCCTCGTCAATCATCTTGGCGATAGATTCAGCTTCTTTCTCAATCTTCGCTTCCGCTGATTCGGGAGGGGTTACGCCTTTGAAGCCGTCATTTGCGAACTCCTGTTTCAAGTCCTTGAAATAAGTATCCAAGTCCTCATCGTCTTTGATGGCGCATCGCTTGGCGTAGTTTTCGGGAATACCATACTCCTTTGCCTTTGCCATAATCTGCTCCTGCCGGGTAGCTTGTAACTTCTCTGTCTCGAATTGAGCGAGCTTATCAGAAAGAGGTTTAACGGCTGCACTCACTGCGTTAGCAATAATAGCCGCCATGTCGTCCGTCTTATCTTCCGGCTTCGGATTAGGGTTAGGATTGGGATTAGGGTTCTCAATTGGCTTACCGTCTTTAAGGTTATGCCTTTTCTCGTAGTTCAATACAGAAGTACGGGAAGCATCCCCAGCACGGAAATCACCATAGGAATTTAACACGTCCGAAAAACTGATACCCTCAACAATGGAGTTTACCTTTGTCTCGTCCGTTACACCCTCTGCCTTTTTAGTGGCAATTCGGGTTAAGATAGCAGTGTCCACCCCAGAGAATTTCTGTTGTAGTCCTGCTAAGATTTGTTCTAAGATTGTCATACCGTATGAATTTGATTTATAAATTTCTACGGTAAATTTCGCTATTTATAAAGAGGGTGAGAAATAATCAGATAGGTGATACACGACAATGAAACGATTGTCGTAAAATGATATAAAAAAGGCGTGATTCCATTTGGTTCACGCCTAAATATAGTAAGAGAGTATGCCTAAAGTTTTACTTCTAATTCTTGACCTCCCAAATCAAAATACAGGTTTTGAAGTTGGTGGAGGGATTTCACTTGTATATTGTAATCGACTCCCTTCAAATGGAAATCTGCGTCCAACTCAAACAAGGGGCTATAATAAGTGACAATTCCCCAAGTATGTTTTTCAAATCCGCACTTCAAAATCAATTCTTCTGTAAGAAGAATAGGATTAAGGTTCTCTACATAGGTACGAAATACCGCTTCTGATGATATTCCACTCGCTTCATATCTTAGATATTCAATCTCACTATATCCTATTTCTGTTATCTTATATGGAGTTTTGCTATTTTGTAAATAGACATAATTACCAATTTTCAATTCTCTAACATCCACCATACTATAGTAAATTTATAGCCGCTAACTCCTTTGTCAATGATTGAATACCCCTCTGAATTTTCTCTAACTGTTGCTTGCGAGGCTTATGCACTCCGGCAGCATAATGCCACAACTGGCGTTCATTGATTCCTGTAATACGGCTCAAAGCGGCTTTAGTAAAGATGTTACTATAGTAGTTAATAAAGGTAGCAGCATCAATCTTAAACTTCAACTCAAACTCCCCAGATAACACTTCGCAGGGACTATCGTTATCTTCCAAATATAACTCGATCGCCTCCTTCATATTATCCTCCAACTCCTTCATGTCATTACCGACTGTAATAACGGGAGCACCTTCGATATAAGCACTCAAGTTCTTTCCTGCGTGTTCTACAATAACTTCTACTGTTTTCATATTACCTCCTTTTTTAATTAAGAGAACAAGGGGGCTACTTTAGCCCCGCTTGTCTCAAAATGCTGTAATAAGTGCCTTTCTCAACGCCTTTGCTGTTATGATTCGGTACAATAACCACTTTGCCGTCTTTCTCAAACTTCATGTGACTACCTTTCTGACTCTTTAGAACAAAACCGTTTTCTTGCAACATAGTTACAACGTCTTTAACTGATTTGTAACTCATAACGCTTTGGACTTAATTACAATACAAATATAGTAATAATATGAATATTATCAAATTATTTATTCATTATTTTACTATAAATTAAAAATAGTGGCAACTGCGAAGAATTACCGCTAAATGTTCTATTTTTCATATATTCAAATTATAACCCTCGTGGAAAATCCAGTGTAAGCTGCCCCCTAAAACCAAGCGATTCTACCCCCTTAAAACATTCAACAATGCCCCCTTAAAAAGT